GCCAGATAGAAACCTATATGCAAAGCCTGTCGGACAGTGGAAAAGCATTTACTTTGGGAGCGGACTCCGAGGAATACCAGAAACTTTCCACAAAATACGCTGAAATTAACCAAGAGCTGGAAAAGCAAAAAAGCATCCAGTCTGAAATTACGCAAAAACAGGCAGAAGCGGCATCAAAAGTTGAAGAAACAAAAATAAAAATGCAGCAGTTAACAGCGGAAGGGAAAGCCTTTACGCTAGGGAGCGGTACACAGCAATTTGCAAATTACGGACGAGATTTAGCAACAGCAAAAAATGAATTGTCTACATTAAACGCCAAGCATGACGTTTTGGTCGAGAAACAGAACGAAGCTGCGGAAGGTTATAAAAAAATTGGCAAAGTGGCAAAAAGCTCACTGGAAAAAGCAAATAAATCCGTAAAAAGCAGCGGAAAATCTTTGAACGCGCTGGGACTTGGATTTAAAAATATTTTAAAATATGCCTTTGGAATCAGAAGCCTTTTTGTACTCTTTAACAAGCTGCGTGAGTACATAAAAGAAGGTTTTGAAAATCTTTATGCTGGGAACGAAAAGTTTAAAAGCTCTGTGGACGAATTAAAAGCAAGCGCAACAACCATGAAAAATGCGCTGATATCTATGTTTGCTCCCATTGTGGAAACTGTCATCCCATATTTGCAAAAAGCAATGGATTATTTGTCAAATCTGTTTAGCATGGTGGCACAATTTACCGCAGCAATTACCGGTCAAAAAACTTATACAAAAGCCATCAAGCAGACCACAGATGCCATTAAGGATGAAACGAAGGCAACGGAAGGCTATTTAAGCCCGCTTGACGAGATTAATAAATATAAAACGACTGATGATACAGGCGACACAGACACCACAGCAGCCATGTTTGAGGAAATGCCTGTAGACAATAAGGTGCTTGACTTTATCGATAAGATAAAAAATGCCCTTGCGCCAGTGCTTGAATATTTAAAAAAGCTAAAAGACATTTTTATGGATGCCTTTTGGGACGCTCTTGGGGATTGGGAAACCCGGTGGGAATCCATCAAAGAAAATCTCAAAAAAATTAAAGACATTTTAATAGATATATTTACCGACCCTGCGGTGGTGGAAGCCGCAGACAAGTGGGTGCAGTCTGTTGTTGATTTGCTGGGAAGCCTTGTAGGCGCTATTGCCAGCATTGCATTTACTATTGCTGATAATTTAATCGGTGGGATTGAGAAGTATCTGGAGCAAAACTCCGAAAGAATTAAATCTTATCTTGTGTCTATGTTCAATGTGTGGACAGAAGTTAACCAGATGCTTTCTGAGTTTTTTGAGTCATTTGCTTATGTGTTTGAAGCCTTTTCCAGCGAACAGGGAAAGCAATTAACGGCAAATTTAATAGGGATATTCGCTGACGCATTTATGGGAGTTACAGAATTAGCGTCGAAGATATTCCGGGATTTAATACAAATCATCGTACAGCCATTTAACGAAAATAAAGAAGCTCTTCGGACAGCCCTTGAAGGATTTTTAAGCATTTTAGCAGAAGTGACTGGGACGGTTAAACAAGCTATTGATGATACATTTGATAAGTTAAATGAGGTTTATGACACTTATTTTAAACCATTTTTTGACTCAATAGCAGAGGGATTGTCTGAGATAGTGGGCGAAATCCTTGCATTTTGGAATGATTCTTTGCAGCCTATGCTTATGGAATGGGCAGCTCAATTTGACACTTTATGGAAAGAGCATTTACAGCCGCTGGTTAATGCAGTAGTTGAATTTTTTGGAAAAGTAGTGGAATTGCTCCAAACGGTATGGGAAAAGTGGCTAAAACCATTGGTTGATTGGATTGTGGCAAACGTGCTGCCTAAAATACTCCCAATCTTAAACAGCATTTGGGAAACAGCGTCGAAAGTAATTGGAGATATTGCCGATTTGCTTACGGACATTGTAAACGTATTTTCTGGCGTGATAGATTTGATAGTGGCTTTAATCAACGGGGATTGGGACGGAGCTTGGGAAGCGGCAAAATCCATTGTAGAGAATACTTTTAACGCTTTGGCAGACTTTCTCACAGCAATTTTAGATGCAATCGTTGGCATTATAGAAACTGCATGGGACACCATTACAAGCGGCTTGGAAGTAGTTGGTCAGGCAATTTACGATTTGGTTGTAACCATACTTACAAAGGTTAAAGATTATGTTGTGTCTGCGCTGAATTGGATTAGCAGCAATATTGGGAAAATACTTGGAGAAATCAAAGAAATATGGGATAAAGCATGGGACAGATTTTTAGAAAAGGTGTCCAATATTTGGGACAGTATAGTTGAAAAAGTGTCCAACGCAGTGGAAAAAATAAAGGGATGGATAGAAAATATTACTTCCGCGTTTGACAATATCAAAAGCAAAATCAGCAGCATCGGAAGCGGACTGTCATGGAGAAGCTCGTCCAGCTCTTACACCTCCTCATACTCTAGCGCATACAGCACATTGTCAAGCAGCAGCATCCCTGGATACGCCACAGGGCAGGTCATTCCCGCAAGCATGAAAAAACACTTGGCATGGCTGGGCGACAATAACCGGGAAACGGAAGTGGTATCCCCTCTGTCAACAATAGAGCAAGCAGTGTCAAATGCAATGTCAAAATCCGGTGGAACTGGAAAAACCGGAAATATAACTTTAAAACTGGTAGTGAGCGGAAAGGAAATTATGGAGGCGGTGGTAGACGCTGCAAAACTAGAACAGGCATCCACCGGAGAAAATCCATTGTTGGTGTAAAAAATGAGCAAACCTTTTGAATTTAACGGAGTTGCGGTCAAGACCCCAGATTCTTTTACTCCCAATGGAGCGACAACCTCCACAGAGGACTCCGACAGGACGCAAGACCTGATTATGCACAACACGCCCATGGGGACGATAGAAAGTTACTCTTTTGAGTGGAGAAATATCGAAACGGAGGAAGCAGCCAAAATCATCCAGCAGATTAAGGACAAAAGCCAATATACATTAAGATATATGAGCGTGTCCGCTGGCGTATGGACAACAGGCGATTTTTATACCTCAAATTATAGTGTAGGAAGTTTAAAAAATGTGAATGGAGGATACGCGTGGGAGTCCCTCTCCTTTAACGCAGTAAGCATAAACCCTGTATGATAAGTGTAAGCAAAAAATTTAAAGAAAACTTAAATAACGGCGCTACGCTGGTAAACTATGCGGATATCACTCTGTTAGATGGCACGGTGTTAAACCTTGAGCCAAAAGATTTTATGATAGGCGGGTGTTCCCTTGACGACAAAACCACAACCGGGAAATTTAGCATTGGAAGCGCCATAGGAAAAACGGTATCTTTAATACTTTCAAACCATGATGAGAGATTTAGCGATTATGATTTTTATGGAGCCATGTTTTATTTATATGTTGCCATGGCGTTTGAGGATGGCAGCGTCGAAAAGGTAAAGAAGGGGAAGTATTATGTAATAACCCCCTCATCGCCCGGAGATACCATCACCGTGTCCGGCGTAGACTCTATGCACCTGTTTGACAAAAAATATGTGGCAACTGTAGCCTATCCCGCCACCTTGCAGACAATCTTGTCCTATGCCTGCTTAGATTGTGGCGTTAATATTGGCTTTTCCCAGTTTAATAACTATAACTATGTAGTGCAAACAGCTCCGGAGGATTGCACCTATCGGGAAGTGGTGTCATGGGTGGCGCAGGTCGCGGGTTATCATGCCAGAATCAACAATGATGATAGGCTGGCGCTGGTATGGTATGATACAGCGTTGTTGTCCAGCAGCGGATATTCCGGTGGAAACTATAAACAATATGATGAGGAAACAAACATAAATGGCGGTGATTTTAAGGATTATACCTATAACACCGTCTTATCCGGTGGAATGTTTACAGATGACCGCGCGCAAAATGTGTATGGTATAAAAAGCATTACTGTTGGCACCGACCCTATTGCCATCACAGGAGTGCAAGTCAGCTATGACGATGTGGAATATCTTTATGGCGCAGAAGGATACGTTATTAAGGTTGAGAAAAATCCTTTTACCGATGGAAAAGAGGAAACGGTTGCAAAATATCTTGGCAATAAGCTAATAGGCATGACATTCCGCACCTTTGACGCAAGCGTTTTGGAAAACCCACTGTATGAGCCTTTTGACGTGGTAAACGCATTTGACAGAAAAGGAAACATGTATCCTACCATCATTAACTCCGTATCTTACAAGATAGGAGGGTACACGCAAATATCCTGCAAAGCGGAATCCCCTGTCAGAAACGAGAGCAGTTACACAAACGAAGCGGCAAACGCCCTTGTGCAAGCTAAAAAAAACACAAAAAAAGAGTTGACCACCTACGAAAAAGCGGTACAAAGCATGAATCAGCTTGCCATGAACGCCATGGGCTTTTACTCATCTGAGGAAAAATTGGAGGACGGAAGCACTATAGCTTATATTCATAATAAGCCAAACAGGGAGGAAAGCTCCACCATTTACAAAATGACCTCAGACGGCTTTTTTATCAGCCAAGACGGTGGAAAAAGCTATACAGCCGGATTTGACAGTGCGGGAAATGCGGTGCTAAATATCTTGTCGGCTATTGGGATACAGTTTGATTGGGCTAAAGGCGGCATATTGTCCCTTGGCGGTTATGACAATGTTAATGGACAAATTTTTATATATAATGCAAATGGGGTTCAAGTAGGAACTATAAACAATAACGGAATTGTTTTTTATTCCGATGAAAGCAAGCGGCAAATTGTGATAAGCCCTGTTACTGGTTTTTATCAGAGAGATTCAGAAGGAAATGAGTTTTATGGACTTTCCTACGATGCAACAGTCCATTTGCCACAGTATACACCTTATGTAAATGGAGAATCTCGACAGAGTGTTGTAAGAGTGTCAAGGAAAGATGGAATCGATGATGATATCATTACGTCAAAATATTTATACATAAATCAATATTCAGAAAATGGCATTGAGAAATCAAAATATAACATACGGGCTACGTATGAACATAGTTACGCCTATTGGAAAACAACTGAAACTACAGAATTTTATAATAAAAACAAAACAACTGTCAAAATACAGTTGCCAGACAGTTTTAAAGGAAAAGAATGGATTGTCACTTTAATATACAAAGGGATAAACATTGAAAGAAAAAAAGATTATAAATATCTGGAATATTATTATTATAATGAAAAATTACCATTATGTTATGAAGGTGAATATTTAGATAGCGGTGAAATTATACGCCTTGGGTGGGTTACTAGTATTCCAGGTGAATTCTATACGACAGAAACAAATTTAATGCTAAACCGCGTTGGACATACAACAACATATTTATCCCTGCCGGAAGTAACAAGTGGATATGCAAATATCCAATCTTCAATTGGAGATGAAATTAAAGAATATGATTATACTTACACGACTGATGAGGAAAACGGAACCATTACAATAACAGGGTATGCTACCGATGGGAAATATTATATTAATGAATTAATGGATATAAGAGTTTTAGTAACCTGTTAAGGAGGAATTCACATGTTTGTAGGCTATGAAATATATGATAAAGAAAAAGAGTATACGACCCCAGACGGAGAAATTTACACTCCGGAAATGTTTATCAAAAATTATTCTGCGGCAATATCTGAAACAATGGCGGTGTATGTGTATGAAAATACTATTACAGACGCACACACAATGTCTTATTTAAGAGGAAAATATAATATAACCAATGATGTAAACAACGAAATGGCAATTGCAATTATTAATAACAATGTGCAAATTGAAAAAACAGAAAGTACACCCATAGAAAGAATTGCAGCATCTTTAGAATATCTGGTATTGCTTTTTATGAAGGAGAAGGAATGAATTTTAACAGAATTAAGAAAAATTATGAC